CTGATGTATTGATCAACGCTTTAGCAAAAGGATTTGAAGAAAACAAAGGCAAAATCTCCGAATTGCTTGCATTATCGCCAGCGCAGCGATTTAAGGAGTTCAAGGATTCAACGCAAGCGTTAAGCAACGCAATGGGCAGTGAGTTGCTACCTGCAATTGTGCCGGTAGTAAAAGTTGCGACTGAACTGCTTAGATTGTTTGGTCAGTTGCCAGGGCCAATGAAAACAATCATTGCGGCAGCAATTGGCCTTACCGCTGCATTTGTTGCACTGGCGCCTGCTATTAGCACAGTGATTGGATTGCTAACTGCGGCTCAGTTGGCGGCTTTGGTAGCGGCTGGGCCGTGGATTGCACTAGCTGCAGGTATTACCGCTGCCGCAGTGGCACTTGCCAGCTATCGAACCGAATCCGAAAAGATTGGCGCAAAGGCTGCAGCGGGTGATCCTGCTGCAATGTCGGCGGCAAGAGGCCGCATGGTGACTTTAGAGCAAGAAATTGCGCTGATGAAACTTGAAGGTGCTGAAAAGGCATCACCACGATCAGCACTAGGCGGTTCTTTTGCAAATGCCAAAGCTGAATTTGCGCGACTTAAGCGGGATGTAACAACTGGTCAAACCGCTGCCGCTACACCCACACCCACACCCACACCTACGCCTACCACCGGCACCGGCACTGGCAAGGGCGCTGGCAAGGGCAAGGATGATGCCGCACGAATTGCCGAGCAAATCAGAGCATCCAAGCTGCAGCTAACGCTAGCCCAGGATATCTTTGCTATTGAAGGCAGGTTGCAGCAGGCGCAATTAGAAGGCAATAAGCAATTGGTGCTTGCCCGCAATGCACAAAAAGAACTAGCGCAGATTGCATCACAGCGTGCAGATATTATTGCTAACAAGGAAATGCCAGCATTGGAGAAAAAGAATGTATTAGATAAACTTGCTATTGATGCTGCAACCGTATCGGGTAAATTAGGATTTGATCTCGCCAAAATTGAACAAGACCGTACCAAATCATTTGACGCAATAATTGCTGACCTTAACCTAGAGCTTGAACTTAAAACTGCTACCACCGAACAAGCGCGTGAGCAGTTGCGGTTGGAAGCAGAGATTGCAAAGATTCGCGGTGATAAGTCGCTTACAGACCCGCAGAAAGACGAAATTGAAAGGCGCAAGCGTGAACTAGCGGCACCTAAAACTGATCGGGAACGACTTGAAGGTGCAGCCGCTGGTGTCAAGGCAGAGCTTGACGCATTAACTGATCCGATCAATATGATTACAACTGCCGCCGCTGGCATCGGCGACGCATTTAGTACATCGTTCAAAGGTATTATCAGCGGCAGCATGACTGCCAAGGAAGCACTCGCCAGCTTCTTTACCAGCGTGGCGGATATGTTCCTTGATATGGCCGCGCAAATCATCGCCAAGATGATCCAGATGGCAATCCTGAACGCCATCGTAAGCTTGCTGCCGGGCAGCAGTGGTGGCGGACTTGGCTCTAGCCAATTTAAGCCTGGGGCACCTGCGCAAATGGTGCCGTCACTGCCTAACATTCCAAATTACTCTGGCGCATTTAAGGCTCGCGCCAAGGGTGGCCCCGTATCCAGCGGTCAAACCTACATGGTGGGCGAGCGTGGCCCTGAGCTGTTTGTACCAGGCCGCAGTGGCACCATCGTCGCTAACGATAAGATGGGTGGTGGCAGCACTAACGTGGTCGTCAACGTCGATGCCAAAGGCAGCAGCGTAGAAGGCAACGAGCAAGGCGCTAACCAGCTTGGCCGTGTCATCAGTGCTGCGGTACAGTCAGAGCTAATCAAACAACAACGCCCTGGCGGCATCTTGGCACGCTGATGGCTACCTTCCCTGACCACAAGCCACGCATCGGCGCTAGCAAAAGCAGCGCACCTGCTGTACGCACCACCAAGTTTGGTGATGGCTATGAGCAACGCGTACGGTTTGGCCTCAACCAAGACGCCAAGGAGTGGACGCTGGAGTGGAATGTAACTGAGGAAGTATCAGACGAAATTGAAACCTTCCTTGAAGCACGCGCTGGCGCCGAGTCATTTGACTGGACACCACCTGATACCAGCACCAGCTACAAGTGGGTATGTAGCCAATGGCAGAAGGCAATAGATGAGCCATTCCGCGCTGTTATACGCGCCACGTTTCGCCAGGTGTTTGAACCGTGAGCGCACCTACCCCTTGGCAAAGCGGCACTGCGCATAGCGTTGGTGATGTCGTACAGGCATTTACTGATCCAGGTACTGGCTTCTTCTTTCGTTGCACTGTTGCTGGCACCACTGGTGCGGTTGAGCCATTCTGGCCAACGATTATTGGCAACACGGTTGAGGATGGCACTGTCACATGGATGGCAGTATCAATCATCTCTGGCGACTTCCAAGCGCCAGACCCTAGCGCCATCATCGAGCTGTTTGAGCTGCAACTGTTTGCCAATATCCACGGTGTCAATGACATCTATCGCTTCCATGCTGGCACCAACTTAGTTAACAACGGTGAGGTGGTATGGAAAGGTAACCCATACCTGCGCTTCCCTGTTGAAGCAGATGGCTTTGAGTATACCGGGCAGGGTGCATTACCACGTCCCAAGATTCGCATCAGCAACATCCTCGGCAGCATCACTGCAATCCTGCTGAGTA